AGAAATTTATCAAGGTTCAGAATTATGTTCAAGGTATAGATCAACTAACTTATGAGCCCAAGTATTTGATCATTACATCCTCTCTAAAGGACTTAATGTGTTTTAATAAACTTGGTATAGGGAATGTAGAATGTATTGCACCAGACAGCGAGAATACAATGATAGGTGAAGCAGTCATGGGAAAACTGAGTAAACGGTATTTTAAGACAATTGTACTGTTTGATAATGATGAGCCGGGAATCAAAGCTGCTCAGAGATATCAAGATAAGTATGGATTTAATTATGTAGTTCTTGATATGTCTAAGGATCTATCTGATTCAGTCAAAGACTATGGTATTGAAGCTGTTAGAGATAAATTATTACCTTTATTGAAACAAGCATTATGAGTTGGATATATAAAGGAGAAGTATTTAATGATAGCAAAATTCCAGAAGGAGCCCTTGGGTTCATATATGAAATGGAAGCTATTATTGATGGCAAAGCTGTTAGATATGTTGGTAAGAAAAACTTCTACTCTACAACTAAGAAAAAGTTTGGAGTAAAAGCTCTTGCTAATATGGAGGACAAAAGAGCTAAGAAATACACTATCCAGGTAAAACCTAACTATCAGAACTACTATAGTAGTAATAAAGTGCTGCAAGATGCACATAAAGCAGGAGTAATTATAAAAAGATTTATGGTTAGGATATGTTTCTCAAAAACAGAGCTAACATATCATGAGACTAAATTTCAATTTGTAAGAGAAGTGCTTGAAAAAGAAGAATATCTAAATGCCAATATCCTTGGCAGGTTTTACAAAATAAAATAACTATGACAGAAAATGATTTAACAGGCCTTCTATTACAGTTGGCTGACCGTGGTGTGACCGGAATTAAAATTTATTATGCAGGTGGAGGGGACTCCGGAGCAATTGAAGATGTAGTATATACAACTGAAGCATTAGATAAAGATGAAGATACAGCTCTTGAGACTATTTCAGATCTACCAACTTATGGACTTGAAAAAGCTGAGAACTTAAAAGACCTTGATTCAGGTGCTTGTTCTGATATATCAGACTTTGCTGAAGAAGCTATTCTAAATGATGTTGAAGATTGGTGGAATAATGAAGGTGGTCATGGTACTATGTCTATTATGGTACCCTCTGGTAAATACAAAGTAAATAACACTATTTATATCACTGAGACAGAAGACTACTTCCATGAAGGTGATTTATTATCTAAAGCCTGAAGAAATGTCACATCCATGGGAACATGCAAAATCTTCTGCTAGAAAGTGGGGAGGTTTTCCAATTGATTACATAGAGATTCATAACTGGTTTGATGAAACTAAAGCTTGGATAGGACATAGTAAACATAGAATGTTCCGTCACCACAGTGAGGGTATATTTGAATGTGAAAAGAAGTTTGGACCAAGTTTTGAAAACTCAGATGGCAGAACTGTATACACAAGATATGTTGGAGAACAACATGTAAAAGAGGACTGTAACAATTACATTCCTACTGCTAAAGAATGGGTGGATAATATAAATACACCTACTCAATGGATGATTAAGACATTAAAAATAGAAGACTAATGATTTTTGACAAAGAAGAAACAAAGAACTTGTTGGGTATGTTGCGCTCAACAGATGTAGAAAACGCAACAGTAGCATTCCAAGCCCTTGAGGGTGTTGATGTAAAAAAATATTCGGGAGAATTAATTGTATTATACAAGTTTGGTAAGAGGAATATGGCAATTTGGGAGAAACAAGCTCCTAAATGTCATAAGCATATTGCTAAATTACTGAGCCCATTTGCTAAAGATGGGGGTAGTGAGTTAAGTACAGGATCGTGTTTATCTGCAATGACAGTAAACAATACAAGTAATCAAGCTATTGAACTCTTTATGGAGTTATTTACAGATAGTATGATTGGCTTCCTAGGTCAGATGGGTTATCCTGCTGACAAATTTGAAATTAATGTAAAACTAAAAGATGGACAAAGTACAGAGTCTTAGTAAAACAGCCAAAGATTTGATGTTGAGAGAGCCCTATTACGGGTTCTTTCTCATTATGTTGAATAAGCTATGGAGTAAAAAGGTACCTACTGCAGGTGTCAGTAAGAACGGTATCAATTATCAGTTAGTGGTAAATGATGACTTCTGGGAAGGATTGAGTGAGAACCATAGACTTGGTTTACTCAAACATGAATTATTACATATTGCATTTGGTCACCTTACTACTGTCTTTAAGTTCAGTGATAGAAAGATGGCTAACATTGCTATGGACATGGAGATCAATCAGTATATTGATGTAGATTATCTACCTGAGGGTGGTATCATGATTGATAACTATGCTGAACTTAATCTTGATAGAAAAGCAGGTGCTAGATATTATTATGATAAACTTAAAGAAGCAAAGGATGAGAAAGATCAGAATGGTACAAGTGGTTCTCCAGAGTTTGATAAGTTGTGTGACCAAATGGACTCAGGAGATGGTGAGGGTTTACCAGATCATAGTACATGGGACGAGTTTGAGAATCTTAGTGAGGCTGAACAAAAACTCATTGAAAAGCAATTACAAAAAGTCCTTGGAGATGCAAAAGAACAAACCGTCAAGAAGAGAGGATCAGTTCCCGGAGAAATTGAAGGGGTCATTGTCATTGAAGAAATAGTTGCACCTAAGTTTGATTGGCGTGGTTATATCAGAAGATTTACTGGAATTAGTACTAAAGTCTTTACTAAAAAGATTAGAAGAAAAGAGAATAGAAGATTCTCTGACAATCCTGGTCTTAAGATTAAGATGAGACAACACATGCTACTAGCTATTGATACCTCAGGTTCTGTAAGTAATGATGAGCTAATGGAGTTTATGAATGAGATTCATCATATCTATAAAGCAGGTGTTGACATTACTATAATACAGTGTGATACTAGTATCCGCAGTATTGAAGCTTACAGAGGTAAGAATGACCTTAAGGTACATGGAAGAGGTGGGACAGAATTTGATCCCGTCCTAGATTATTATAATGAAAATAGTAAGAAGTATACAAGCCTAGTATATTTCACGGATGGAGAATGTGATGCAAATGTAAAACCAAAAGGTAACGTCCTTTGGGTTATATCAGAGAGATCAGCAATGAATGAGAGTTTGCCCGGAAAGGTGATCAAGTTAGAACTATAAAAACAAAAGTGATGAATCAAGTACAATTGAACGTAGAAGAATTAAAAGATTTTATTAAACATATGGTTGGAAACAATCAGCATATTCAAGCTCAAGGAAAAGTTCCTGTGGCAATTAATATTGAAGGTGACGCAGGTCTAGGTAAAACTTCTGCTATTATGCAGTTGGGTAAAGAGATGAACATGCAAGTTGTAAAACTTAATCTATCTCAGTTAGAAGAATTAGGTGACTTGGTAGGTTTTCCTGTAAAAGAATTTCAGATTGAAAATGCAGAAGGTAAAAGTAAATGGATTAATGAAGCACAAATTGCTGCAGCTCAGAAAGCCGGTTTCAAAATTGTAGATAAGAGAATGTCTCATGCAGCTCCTGAGTGGATTCAAGGTAAAGGTGAGGGTGGTTTCCTAGTATTGGATGACTATACTCGTGCTGACCACAGATTCATGCAAGCAACTATGGAGATCTTAGATAGACAAGAATATGTATCATGGAAGCTACCTAAGAACTGGCATGTTATCTTGACTACTAATCCAGACAATGGTGACTATAATGTTACTTCTCTAGATGTAGCTCAGAAGACTAGATTTGTATCTGTTGAATTAAAGTATGATGTAAATGTGTGGGCTAAGTGGGCAGAGAAAGCAAACATAGATGGTAGATGTATCAACTTTATGTTGATGAATCCAGAGCTTGTTACACAACGTGTTAATCCAAGATCTGTAACTACATTCTTTAATGCTATTAGTTCTATTCCTAAGTTTGAGGATAACTTACCTATGGTTCAAATGATTGGTGAGGGTTCTGTTGGTGCTGACTTTAGTTCTATGTTCACTATGTTTATTAATAACAAGTTAGATAGAATTATTAGTCCGGAAGATATAATGACTAAAGATGAGCAATATGTTATGAACAGTTTGGTATCTGCAGTAGGTCAAGATAATGACTTCCGTGCAGATTTATCTAGTGTAATTGCTACCAGAGTAATTAATTATTCTTTAGTGCATGCTAGTACTAAAACAGTTACAGATCCAATGATTGACCGTTTGGTTAAATTAACTACAGATTGTAAAGCATTTACTGATGACTTGAGATATTTCATGATCAAGGAAATTGTAAATGGAAATAAAAATAAGTTTTCTAAGCTGATGATGAATAATCAGGTTGTTAAAATGGCAGTTAAGTAATAATTATGGGGAGGTAACACTCCCCTTTTTAAACTATTAGAAATGGACAAAAATATTTTAATTATAAAAAGTGGAGACTTAGAAACTCACTTTGAAAGCAATAGTAATGATGAGATTACTTTTGATATAGATAGTTATCTAGGTGACTTTAATGCAGATGGCAATGACTTATTAAACATTGTTAAAGAACCTTATGTTCCGCAGAAGGGAGATAAGATTTATTTCTTACCTCAAGTAAGTGTACCAAGAGTTAAGTTTAAGAATGTATCTCTTGAGTATGGCATCAAAACAGTAAGAGATCCTGAACAGGCTAATGTTTTCTTTGGTTGTTCCAAGAGTGTTCATTCTATGACTACAAACATGTGGGCCTATAAAACAGATGTAAAAGATTTTCTTGCTTTTATAGAAGCAGTAGATTATAGATTAGATAGACACACTAGAGATACAATTGATACTGCTCTTGAGTTTTATGAGAAAGACTATATTGGTGTTCACTGGAGTATCATGAATTGTATAGTTGCTACTGTACCAAATGCTAATGTTTATAGATATAGTGAGAGAATTGTATATATTGAGGATGATTATAAAGAAGAGTTCTTAAGATTACAATCTGTTAAGATATATGATGAGTCAAGTGTGATTGATATCTTGAATGGTGAAGAGGCTGCAGTAATTGACCGTGATATGTTTGAGCATATTCGTGAGATGTTTAATAGTTCAGACAAAGATAATCATGTACTTGCTATGGAAATCATGGCTAATTCAAAGTATACTGATAGTTTAATTTATCTTGAGCTCTTATTCTATTACTACTCTAGTAGAATAATGGATACTCATACTAAAAGCCATGTTAACTTCAAGTCTCTTGTAAGTTATTTAGGTAAAGACATGAGAAGTCTACAGACTAACATTGATGATGTTACTAAGAGTTTGATGAATAAAGATCAGTTTACTCCGGATAAAGTAGAAATTGTTATGGAGTATTTACATAGTGATATTGTAAACTATGGTGATAGCAAATATTACACAGTAAAAACTATTTCTGTTGATCCACAGTACATTGCTCAGTTAGGCACAAACTATACTTATAGTGTACAAGATGACTATGTTGGACCGGAATTGCCTATTGAGTTTGATGAAGAAGAAAGAGTATCTGGTTCAGAAGATGATGTATTAAATGAATTCATAGGAGAGATCATTGATGAGATAGAACCTATCTTTACTGAAGAAGAAGATAAAAAGATAGGAGAGATGATTTCATTGCTTGAAGAAGAATCAAATGAACTTCCAGCTCCACCAGATGAGATCATTATAGAAACAGAACCCGTATCAAATAACAATCAAATAACACAAACTAATGAGTCCACTGACATTGACTGGTTCTGATGAACTAACACAATTTTACAACAAGAAGTTCTATTTTAGCTACAGTAGCATTAATAAGCTATTGTTCTCACCTAGAATGTTCTACAGTCATTATGTTTTAAATCAAAGAGAGGACAGTACGGATGCGCACCTGGTAACAGGGCGTGTCCTACACTGTTTATTACTTGATCCACATACATTTGATGATCAATTTATGTTACTACCTGGTAAGTTACCAAGTGGTAACAACAAAACAATTATTGATAATATTTTCAAATACCATTGCACAGTTGGAAATGATTCTTTAAATTTGGATGATTACTCTACTGAGATACTCACACAACTACTCACAATTAACTTACACCAATCCTTAAAGACAGATGAGCAAAGACTTGCTAAGATTCTGACTGAGGAACACAAAGATTACTTTACTTTTCTTAAATCAAGTCTTGACAAGACTGTAGTAGATGAACCTACTTTACATGGCTGTAAAGAAAGTGTTGAAATTCTAAGAAGCAATTCTTCTGTAAGAGCTCTACTACAACTTGATAGGACTGAAGAAGATACTCACATCACAGTTTATAATGAGTTGCCATTATTAATTGATGTTGATTATCTACCATTTGGTTTTAAAGGTATATTGGATAATGTAGTAATAGATTATGATTCTAAAACTATATTTATCAATGACCTTAAGACAACAGGTAAGAACTTAGCAGATTTTCCTGATGCTGTTAAATTTTATAAGTACTGGATTCAAGCAGTAGTGTACAATAAAATGGCATACTATAAATTTGTTAAAGGATTACCTGATGAGACAGATTGGACTATAGTAGTTACATTTATTGTAATAGATAAATACAACCAAGTATATCCTTTTCAAGTCTCTCAAGAAAGTTTGGCCATATGGCAGCAAGATTTTGAGAATATAGAAGATACTGTAAAGTATCACTATGAGAACAAAGATTTTACACTGCCATATGAATTAGCAATGGGTTATGTAAAATTGTAAATTATGGTTATTAATTCACTTTATAGGAAATATTTCCAAAAATCTAAGATATTTATATATCCGATCTTAGGTATTAAAAGAGGTGTGAGTGTTCTTCCCAGTGAAACTTATATTAGTTGGGGAACATCTTACACCACTGAGGATATGAAATTAATTTGTAAGTATCATATAAGAACAGATAATGAATACAAAGAATTTGAAAAAAATGTTTTGTTAAAACATAATAGACTTTGTGATTATGTAACTGTAACTGATGATACTGCAATTTTTACATTTGATTTTTCTGATTTAAAAGTAGACTGGCATCATTTTATAAATGGTAGATACAGTAAAATAAACACTGAACTAAAACATAGTATCTTAAACTACTTTGCAAAAAGTAGTGGTAACTATGTATATATTGAAAGTTATTTATTTCCGGATAAGTACTTTAATAGGTATGCAGAGTTATTAGATGTAACAGAAGATTTTTTAAAATCTGTTGGTGAGTTATGTAATAAACCTGATTTAGAAAAAGAAATGTTACTAATTGAGGTAGCAAATTTGGAAAATCTAGAAATTCTAGATTAATTTGTATTAAATTTATAAAAAGTAAAACAATGAGTAAAAACACAATGATGCTTGTCCAAGCAACTTGGCAGGAGAATCAAACTTTTAGAATGGTTCCTATTGATCAATCATGTCCATATGTAGAATGTATTTTTGATCCAGGAACTAAGGTTTTTGTTATCATCTCTAAAATTAAAAGAACATCTTTACAGATGCTTCCTAAATTAGATGAGTATGGTCAACCTTCAACTGGAGCAAAGGGACGTAAGGAAGAAAGGGCCAAAATGGAAGTATTTCAAGAGTTCTACATTGAAGATAAAACTGCAGTAGAAGATTTAATTAATTTATTTGGAATCAATGCAAGTACATTTGATTACAAATCTTTTATGACAGCAGAAGAAGCTAAGTAATTAGTATTATTAATTGAACTAAGGAAGTGGGTAGTTTTACTATCCACTTTTTTATGCACTAAAAGGGGGAACAGCTTAACTGAACTAGCCTATGAGAACACATTATGTGATGGATTTTGAAACATTATCTAATTGTTTTATTGCTGTGTTTGAGAGTGTTAAGTCTGAGGAACGTGAGATATTCACAGTTCATAAAGACAAAAATGAAATACTAGAATTTATTACATTCATTGAGAGAAACATTCAGCTACAAGAGTGGCATGTATCTTTTAACGGTTTGGGGTTTGACAGTCAGATTACTGAACATGTACTTAGAAATAAAGAGCAGTTGCTTAACCAAGATGGTGAGACAATTGCTAGGTTTATTTATAGTAAGGCACAAGATGTAATTGGCAGACAGAACCGTCAAGAGTTCCTAGAGTTTGCTCCAAAGGACCTGCAGGTACACCAGGTAGATGTCTTTAAACTTAATCACTGGGATAACAATGCTAAAAGAAGTTCTTTAAAGTGGATTCAGTATACAATGGACTGGCATAATATAATGGATATGCCTATTCATCATACTGAAAATATTACTTCTGAACAGATTCCGGAGATCATTACATATTGTATTAATGATGTTAGGTCCACTAAGGCTATCATGCAGCTCAGTAAGAGTCAGATAGAACTTAGGAAGACTTTGACTGAAGAGTATAATATTAATTTGTTCTCTGCATCTGAGCCACGGATTTCTAAAGAGTTATTCTTGCATTTCTTAAGTGGTCACACTGGGATTAAGAAGTGGGACTTAAAGCAAATGAGAACACACAGGAAGAAGATAGTAGTTAAAGATATTATCCTACCTTATATTCAATTCAAGACAGCTACATTTGAGAATCTATTACAGAAGTTTCAAGATGTAGTCATCTATCCTGGTCAAACTAAAGGAGGCTTTAAGTACTCTATACAGTACAAAGGAGTGAAGACTGATTATGGTCTAGGTGGTATACATGGTGCTAGGTCTGCTAAGGTATATGAATCTGCGGAAGATATGGTTATCATGACAAGTGATGTTACCAGTTTTTATCCTAATCTAGCTATTAGAAATGGATGGTCTCCGGCACACTTACCTAAGGAAGAATTCTGTGATCTTTATGAGTGGTTCTTTGAAGAAAGAAAGAAGATACCTAAGTCTGATCCTAAGAACTATGTATACAAGATTATCCTAAACTCAACCTATGGGTTGAGTAATGATGAGAATAGCTTCCTGTATGATCCTGAGTTTACTATGAGGATTACTATTAATGGTCAGTTAAGTCTGACTATGTTGTATGAGATGATCTGTGAAGAGATTCCAAATGCTATTCCACTAATGCAGAATACAGATGGTCTAGAGACTATGATCCCGCGGGAGTATGTTGATAGATATATGGATATCTGTGCAAGATGGGAGAAGAGAACCATGCTACAGTTAGAACATGATACTTATAGTAAGATAATTCTGGGTGATGTAAATAATTACATTGCTATCACAGAAAATGGTAAAGCTAAGAGTAAAGGTAGATTTGAGTATAAGGATTTAGCTCTTCATAAGAATAAGAGTTTTTTAATTATACCTAAAGCTATCCAAGCTTATTTTGTTGACGGGATTAAACCTGAAGACTATTTAGCACAGAACCAAAACATATTTGATTATTGCGGTGGTGTAAAGATTAAAGGAGATTGGGAGTTCTATGAGCATGCAATTGCTGATGGAGAACATACTATTAAACCTTTACAACATACAATAAGATATTTTGTTTCCAATTCCGGGTCAAAGATTATCAAGAAAAATAATACTGACGGGAGAGAAATCCAGGTAGAGGCTGGGAAGTGGATGCAAACTACTATGATTGACTACGAAGAAAAAGAGTTCTCTGAGTATGATATTAACTTTAAATATTATCTAGAGAACATTTATAAAGAAATAAGGTCTTTAGAGCCTATTAATCATCAATTAAGTTTATTTTAAGATGCCAAAGAAAATTCAAGATTGCACAAAAGCACATTTGATTAGTATTGATTTACCGGTTCATGGTGATAGCTACACAGTTATCAGCCATGAGTCAGTAATGGATTATGTATTCACAGAACTTGCTAATGCAGGTTTTGGGATTACAACAGAAGAGTATAGAGCAACTGCAGATGGTCAGATTGCTCAGGGTATTTATAGATTGAACTATAATAGTGACCCAGAATTATCTATGATGTTTGCTTGGACAAACAGTTATAACAAACAAGTAAGATTTAAGTGTGGTGTTGGTGCATATGTGAACCAAATAGGAACCGTGATGGTATGTGGAGACATGGGAAGCTGGGCCAGAAAGCATACTGGTACAGCAGATGCAGAAACAATACAGACTATTAAGGATCAGATTGCTGATGCTACTATGTATTATAATCAGTTAGTATCTGATAAGGAAGCTATGAAAGTTATATCTATGACTAAGAGAAAACAATCTCAGTTATTAGGTATCTTATTTGCTGAGTATAAGATTCTTACTACTGAGCAAGCTAGTATGATTAGAAATCAAATGGAAAGACCTAGTCATGTGTTTGAGGACACTAATAGTCTATGGGCATTTTATAATTATGTAACTATTGCACTACAACATTCTCATCCTAAAACATGGATGGAAGATCAACGTGTGTTACATTATTTTATATCAACTGTTAATAACTTTAGTACCCCCCAAGTCACCCCTCAAGTCACCCCCCAAGTTGAAGCTGTAGTAGATTCATTAACAACAAATTATGGTCAACCAGAGAATCAATTAAATATTCTAACTGAACTTGATAGAATAGAAGCTGAGGAAAGTGTATTAGAGGTAGAAGAACTTGATCGCAATATTACGATAGATGAAGTTATTACTTATACTGATCCTGTGGGTAATACTTTTGAAGCTCCTATAGTTACACCATTTGCTGCATATGAATCAGAACCAGAAGATGACTTTGACTTTGATTTAAGTATTGCAGATGATGAGGATGAAGAATTACAATTTGAATTTTAAGAAATGTTTTAATGGTTAATAAAACAAACAAAGAGGGGGTATGGCATTTTGCTGTGCCCCTTTTTTTTAACTTTGTATTATGAAAAAACAATTAAAAGCAGTGGAGAAGTTAAAAAATTATTGTATATTTGTTGCATGGTAATAGGCATATATACAATAAAATCTGTAAAAGATAATAAAATCTTAGTAGGTCAGAGTATTAATATAGTCAGGAGACTTTCACAACATAAGTTTCATCTAAAGAATAATACGCATGATAATAGACATTTACAAAGTGCTTATAATAAATATGGTATTGATAATTTTCAATTTCAAATATTACTTATATGTGAAGAAGAGCATTTGTACTCAGAAGAAAACTATTGGTGTAATTTATTAAATACCCATAATCATAAATTTGGATATAATATTAAACCTACACATCCTAATGGCAACTATAGACATTCAGAAGAAACAAAGTTAAGAATGTCACAAAAGTTAAAAGGCATTAAGCGCACTAATGAGTTTAAAAAAAATTGTTCTCTTAGAATGATTGGTCATAAAAAATCTAAAAAAACTTTAGAAAAATTAAGAAACACTTGTACTGGAAAAAAACATACAGATGTTACTAAACAAAAACTGTCACATATAAAAAAAGGTAAATCTATTACATTTTCTAAAGAGGGCAGGGCTTCTGTAGATAAAGCTCTAAAAGAATGGTTAAAGTTAGGACTAAAGAATAAAAAAATAAAAGATGAGTTAACAGGTGTTCTGTATGAAAGTGTTAGTGATTGCATAAAAAAACTGAATATTTCAACAAGTGCTTTTTACAGAAATATAAAAAGAAAAGGTAGATTTACAAATAAATATAAATTAAGTTATGTTAAAACAATTAAATAAAGTAGCAGAATTCCACACAGCATTTGGACAAGAAAATGGTAAATGGCCACAACCACTTACTAAAGAAGAGTATGAACTCAGATACAGATTGATGGCTGAAGAGAACTATGAGTATCAGGAAGCATGTGAGGCTAACTCACTAGTAGAAATTGCTGATGCTCTTGGTGACCAGTTATATATCTTATGTGGTACAATACTTAAACATGGCATGCAATATGTCATAGAGGATGTGTTTGATGAGATACATGCAAGTAACATGAGCAAACTTGGTGAAGATGGTAAACCCATTTTAAGAGATGACAACAAGATATTAAAAGGTCCTGGTTATTTTAGACCAGATTTAAACAAGTTTATTAAAATTGAAGGGGGAGAGTCTTAGGACTTTCCCCTTTTTTTTTATTTAAGGTTTTCAGCTTGCTCTGCTTTCTTAATTGCCCAAATAGGAGATACATTTTTACCTTTAATACCAAATACAGCTCCTATATCATTCCATACTTTAGCTGATCCTTTTTTCTGCCATCTATATGGTCCAACATCTTGTTTATAAAATGCTTTTTCACTTCCAGTAAGAGCACCATATAAATCTGTTGCTAATTTATCATACAATTTTAAAGTTGGTCCTAAAGCTATAGTAGATGTACCTAAATAGTTAACGTAATCATCATAACCTAAACCTGATATAGGAATAAAAGTTTCATTCTCTCTTTTAACCATGATTAATTGATATAATAGTTGATTAGCCATGTATCCAAGATTACCATATTCTTCTTCTCTAGCTTTTAATTTATTGAATCTATCTTCATCACCCGGATCATAACCAAAAATAATAGAAATAGCAGCATACATTAAATAGATATAAGCAAATTCAAAAATCATTTGTTTAATAGCAGCTACCTCATCAGGTTTCATTATACCTTTATATTTTTTAAAATCTCTAATTAAATTTATAAGTGCAGCTAGACCTGTAACGTAGTAACCTCTTGATGTAGTATCTAAATCCCAATCATAAACCTCTCCAAAGAAATTATCTTTAGCTGTATCAAATTGGAATCTTCTCATAAACATACCAGTAGCATAGTTACGAGAATAAGTAAATAGTTTATATAATAAGTTTTTACTTAATGCTGGATTATCAATACTTGCTACATATCCATTTAATTTTTTATTAGTACCAGCTAATTTCCTACGCATGCCTTTAAATTCTTTTGCATTAGAAATAATTAACTCTGTTCCAGGATCAATCTCTGCTAAGTTATCTACTTTATTATAAGCTTTTAAATCTTCTACAGTAGTGTTATATAGTTTAGCTAGATCTTCATAAGTTTCTCCATCTGAATAAGTATGTTTAACTTGGGACATTCCCCATTCAGGATTAATACCTGCCTTAAGTCTTAATAGTTTATCTGGGCCAATTTCAAATGCATCTGAATACTGAATCATTCTAGATTTACCATTAGGTAACTTTTGTTCTATCATTTGATAGTCTAACATACCGTATCCTAACTCTAGTGCTGCTTCATTTGCTACCCATTTTCTAAAATCATATAAGAAAGTAGCATTAGAAGCATCTGAAAGAATAGTTCTTGTAAGAGATTTTGCAAAATCAGTTTCAGCTCTACCAGGAATCAAATCAAATGCATCCATCATTTGCATATTGAAACTTTTAGCTCCCCTTTCATATACACCAGAAGTAGTTAATTCTGTCATAGCTTTTACAGCTTTGATTTTACCAGAGATTAATGATCTAGTATTAATAAACTTACCACCAGATGCAAGAATCATTTTCTGAACAGTCATACCAAATCTGTTTTTTAATGCAGACTGTATATCTAAAGCATAAAAAGATAAACTTGCAGCTCCCATTAACTTTTCACTAAGTTTAGTAATACCCTTAAAGTTTTCTTGAAATTCATCAGTTACTTGACCGTAAACTTCTCTTTCAATTATCTCATTAAGTAGTTTTAATCTTCTATTTTCAGATTTAGCAATTAGTCTCATTGGACCTAATCCAGCATTTCTTAATGTAGAACTTGCTTGATTAATATTCTTTGCAGCATTTTTAGGATCAGATAATACATTTCTTAAAGCTAGAAGTAATGGCTCATCTTTTTTTAACTGTTTTGTTTTATTCATGGAGAACATATATTCACCTAGAGCTCTTAATACATCAGAAGAAGTTTCTGATACATCTAAAGCAAATAAACCACGTACAGGAACTCTTGATATAGGATTACCATCCATATCTGTTGGTACAAATGCTGGATCAATCTCAGCATTAAAACCTTTATCTTGATCATCTGCTGCAGCTCTGAATGAAGCTCTAATATCTTTAAATGTACCTTTAATAGATTCTCCTTTTCTAGATATATCTCCAGACTGGCCTCTTTCTAGATTAGTTCTTTTTCTAAATCTTGGAAGATCTAAATATAATTTTTCATACTCTCCAGAACCATCTTGAATATCTAAAAATTCTTTTTTAGTTTGCTCAAGTAACTTAAACACAGCATTGTTAGTACCTTTAAGTTTATAATACTGTTGATTAATATACTTCTGATCATAAGCTGAATTTGGTAAACTAGTATTATACTCCCTTGGTAAAAACTCTCCCTTATTATTTATATGTACTCCTACTTGTAAATTTACTTTTTTAGTTTTGGGATCATAACCTGTTCTATACTGATCTTTAATTTTAGATATAGTATATCTAGAAACTGGAACACCAGATACTTGTAATTTTTCTTTAGTAGTAGGGTCAATTAATTCTGTTTTCTTATAATACTTTGGATTACTAGGTCTAGATACACTCCAAACTTTAGTTCTAAAGAATTGCTTCTCATACTTCCTAGTTTCAGAATTGTAAACCATTTTTTCATAATGGTTTCTATCAAACCATTCAGAAAATCTTTCACTTTCTGCTTTAGCTAAGATAACATTATCTGAGTTAATCCACTCATCAGCATTTTCAAAATTAATCTCTTCAGCATCAACTCCATTTATAGCAGTATTAAAAGCTTCAAAATAATAATCTGTTGGGATTACATCTGTTAATTCAGATAAGCGTCTGTATAAGTTTCTAAGATTGGTCATCTCTTGAGTAGATAAACCAAACTGATTAGATTTATTTGATAAATTATAATAATCTAAAAGCTGTTCTTCTGTTAAATCTCCAGTCTTATTTTTAGAAATATATCTTGTTTCATACCATTGCAACCTTGCAGCATCTTCTTTTGTTAATCCAGAAGCTTTATCAAATTGAGCTTGCAAGGATACTATTTCATCTTCTACAACTTTAACTTGATCAATCTGAACTCTATCTAGATTTAATGCATTAGGTTCACCATCTTTATCTGTAACCATATTGACATAAGTCTTTCTTTGGTCATAAAGGTTAGCTAGTTTTTTTGATACATCAGAATTAGAAGCTTTCTCATTGATTCTTGCTATCTCATTAAAGATGGCAGTTATCTCTTTATAATAATCTTCTGTATATGCTACTCTAAAATTCTTGCGTAGATATCTATCCATCTCTATCTGAAATCTTTCCGGAGTACCATCTGCAGTAATACCTCTAGAGGCAAGCCTTACATTAGCAAAGTTGTCTAAATCTCTTTGAACTCTATCATAATTTATTTCAAAGTCATAAAATTTTCTAGACTCATTTCTATATTTGATTCTAAGTAAAACTTTTTTAAGTTCATCTCCTTGTTTATACTCCCCTGTTGTTGCTTCAATAGGATTATAAAGCTCTTCATAGTCCATTTTAGCTACACTAGCTTCATTATAATCAAATAGATCATCTAACTCTGTAAAGTCTCTCTTATTTTGAGTATTTAAAGTTTCTATGGCTTTCTTTCTTTCCTTATAAGCTTCCATTGAAACTTCCTTAGGCACTGTTAATACTTCTCCAGTATCGGGATGAATTACAGTGTTTTCTTTTTTAAACATACTAAGAACTTCATACACTTCAGGTGTAAAAGTTCTATTCATATATCTTTCATGAAAGTTCCAAAGAGCTTCAGTTGCAGCATCAATCTGAGCATTATCTTTAGCTTCTCTTGCTTTTTTAAGATCAAATTCTAATTGAGTCTTATCTGCTCTATAGTTTTTAAACTTATCTATAAAAGAATAAACTTCTTTCTCAATAATTTCACCATTTCTTTCAAGCTTAATAGTATCTTTAAATAGTAGTAAATCTGCTAATTGAGTTGTATTATTAGGATTCCAACCTACTTTTTCAAGCAATGGCAATAAAGTATCTGCCATTGTGTTCAGTTCTCTTTGTGATTCAATATTAGTATCCGCTCTTCTATCTTTCATAAAATTAAAGACAGCTCCTAAAATATCATCTATATTTCCTAATGGAACTAAATTAGAACCAATCTGTCCAATATCTTGAACATATCCTGTAAGAAATTCTTGAATAGTATCTGGAGTAATATGCTTAATTACATAACGCTTTACTTCTTTAAGCAAGTACTTAACTCTAGGTGAAGCTTTAGGTAATAAGCTATTTAGTTCACTTTCTTTAAAGCTCTTCTTGTTATTAATATCAATTTGCTCAATAATACTATCTAGAAACTTATTGATATCAGATTCTCTAAAGCCATCAGCTTTAAGAATATTTGTAATAGCATCTTGAAAATTATTATTAAGACTTCTTTGCATATCTTTTGTAGCATCATTTATAAATTCTTTAGAGAATTCAAACATGATGTCATTGATATTTTCCAAATCATCTTTAATAATCTGCCTTACAGAAAGTATTTTTTGAATAATTGGGGTATCTCTCGGTAACTTTAATTCTTTGATTGCTTCATCAAAAAACTCAGCTTGACCAGAAAGTATGTCTCTATAGTGTATTACTTGTGTAATACCTTCAGGAGTTAAGTGTCTGTTAGTTTTAACTAAGTTATCTAATGCCTCTTGTATTCTTTGTGCATATACTTGAG